TAAGAAACACATTACTAGACAAGGCAAACATGACGAAAAATCTAGATATGGAACATCTAAACAGGGTGTACCTTATTATGTTTATTATGACCTAGACGCACATGGTTATAGAACTGCAACTACAACTTGGAAAGTGAGGCACTAATGATGAGTGATACTGAATATTATATATTAGTAATTATAGTTTCAGCGATCGTTGGAATGGTAGTATCAATATGAGCGATTATAACTGGTGCCATGGTCCAGAGTGCCATAAAAGACATACAACCACAAGAGTTCGTGGTGTCAAAGGTTCTAAAGTTTTAAGAACAATAAAGATTGCTCAAGGTAATCAAAATGCACGAGGGTTGTGGAATTACTTTTGCGACCAGACTTGTATGCATGATTTTTTCTGGAAACACTATCAAGAGTTCATTGCATTACACCCCAGACCCGAGGCGCTCGAAACACCAATCGAGGACCCTAAAAAAGTTAAACCATATGAAAATGCTTATTGGCATAATTGGGAAATAAAAGAGGTTGACAATAACTCTAATCCATGAGAATATAGGACATGACTAAAACAGAAAGAAATATAAAAAGAACGAACCCTTTTTCTGGTGAGTCTGAAATGTTAACCGAGCAAGAGGCAAAGTTATACGATCAGATAAAACTAGATGAGCAACTAGAGAATTATACTTTAGTGCAAAAAGGTTTATCCATGTTTAGTAAATTGAATGCTAAAGCATACATGAAATTACTAGATTAAACTCCTTGCCCCTGGCCCTACGGGCCAGGGGTCCCGAACCAATCCCAAACATCATTAATTTTTTTGACCCTATCCCCCCTTTTTGTAAAAAGGGGTCCCACTACTCTAGGTTGTATAGCTTGATTTACAGAGTTTTAGCTGGTAAAA